TAGCGTGGTCGTGTTCTGCGCAGCAGACGATTACTTTAGTAGGTGTGTCGGTCATTTGTTTTTCTCCTTATATTTTGTAACTATCAAGAATTTCGGATGCCGTAGAGGTAGAAAGATGAATAGGCTACAAACGACCCAGAGCCTGGAAAGAGGTTAAGTGAAGTAATTGCGGATGTTCCCTGATAAAGGTTTGCCTGAATAACGACCCCGTAATTGTTTGCTGCAGTTGTGTTGTTTTCTCCAACACCAAAACTATAAACTTGTTTTGTTCCCGTTAGCGTATAACTTGGAATATAAAGGTCCACACTACCGAAGGTATTTGCTGTACTACTTCCAGAAGGTTCAGTAAAATAATTTATGTTGTAGTTTTGAGATGTGTAGGATGCTGTTTGAACGCTTCCAGTATTATTAAGTTGAGTAAAAGAAAAATGCCCACTTGAAGTATCTCCATTGTACCCAATATACAGAGCACCTACACTGTTAGAACCATTATCACGCGCACTACATGTTAATTTTAAGTCAGTATAAGTTTGTGGAATTGACGAAAAAGTTACAGATGAAGCAGTTGTTCCTAGCACCTGAGATGATATAAGAGTATATGTAGCAGCCATTAAATCCCCCAAAGAGTAAATGTAGTACCTGTAAGAATGCCATTGGATTGAACCTGCAAAGAAGTGATTGCAGAGGTATTTCTCCAAAGACCTACAGTAGCGATAACTTTACCTGAACCGTTGTTATCATCTGCAAATTGACTAAGAGTTACCTTATATGTTGAGCCTGTATACGAAAATATATCCATTGAAAACAAAAACGGTGACTGTAAAGAGACATATCCTGCGGTTGAGTTTACTCCGTATACATTTTTATCAGAGCTTACTGCTGCCGTAGAACCAGTTCCGTATATACAACTATCCGAGTAATTTGAACCACCGTCACCATTAAAAATAACTGAAAGCCCCGCGCCTACTGCGCCTGAGCCTCCAGATGAAACAAGTTTGAGGTCTGTATATCCGCTTGGAATAGAAGAAAAAGTAACAGCGTTTGCAGAACCACTAAGCGTTTGAGTGGCGATGGGAATATATGTAGCAGTAGCCATTATAAAACTCCGTAAAGTGAAAGTGTAGAACCAGTATTTATGTTGTATCCACTAGGACTTCCTACATAAACCGTAATTGAGTTAATCGCCGCAGTTGATTGCCATAATCCACTGCTAAAGCCAATCTCGGCATAACCTGAACCACCGTTTGTATCTCCGCCAGCAAAAGACTTTAATGTTTTATATTTAGAAGTAGATGCGTAATCTACGATGTCAGTAATTGATGGTGCGAAGACGTTAGCAGTGGCATTTCCAGCCATATTTCCACCCTGCACTTGGATAAACGTTTGAGAAGCAGCTCCATTTTCGCTAACACTTCCGAAAGAATTGTATAATTGATGATAAGCGTATGTAGAGCTTGTATCCCCATTAAATCTTAAAGCCATATATCCCGTTGATGTTCCAGAACTAGAATCTCGCAAAGTCATACGAAGTTGCAAAGATTTGTAAGTGCTTGGAATTGATGAGAACGTGTAACTGGCTGCAGGCGAACCAAGAGTTGTTTGGCTAATCAAGAAAAAGTTGCTTGGAACTACTGGAGTTACAGAGTTAGAAGCAGAAGAAGACGCGGAAGTTCCGTTGGCGTTAATTGCCGCTACTTGAAAGGTATAAGACGTTCCTGCTGTTAAGCCCGTAAATGTATAGGGGCTTGATGAAGCTGATTGTGTAGTTGTAGCAGGGCTTGAAGTTACGGAGTACCCAGTAATAGAAGAGCCACCAGCTGCTCCTGCAGTAAAGGCTACAGTAGCAGTTGTACCAGTTCCACCATCAGCAGCAGTGCCGATTGTTGGCGCCTGAGGAACAGTAGTAGCTGTTACAGCACCTGTAGCCGAAGAAGGGGCAGATGTGCCCTCAGAGTCGGTGGCAGTAACTGTGTAGGTGTAAGCAGTTGCACTTTGTAGACCTGTTACTGTAATTGGGCTAGATGATGCTGAGCCCGTGTAAGAACCAGGGCTTGATGTTGCCGTATAGGTAGAGGGATTTCCACCAGATGTTGCTGGTGTAAAGGTGACTGTGGCAGCACCATTGTTATAAGCGCGAGAAGTTCCTACGTCGGTAGCTGTACCAATAGTAGGAGCTTGTGGTCGAAAGTAGTTGTCTCCGCCCGAAGCCGTTGTTCCAAATATGATTGGCATTAGACGATATCTCCAACAATCTGCCAAGTATCAGTTGCAATCTTGATACAGGTGGCTGATGAGTTTTGAGTACGGAGTTTAGGTGCAGTTGGGGTTGCACCAGTTGATGCAATTGTTGTTGTCCCTGATGTCACAGCAGCAATTGTAATCTGTCCCGAACCAGTTTGTATGATTGTAATTGAAGAGCCTACTGGGTAGGCTACTGATGCGTTAGTTGGGATAGACACTGTAAAGGCTGAACCACTGCTTGCAGTAATAATTGCTGCAGCATCGGTCAGGACAGTTGTGTAAGCGCTTGTTACAGCGTTAATGCTGTAGGAAATTGAAGGCGCCGAAATTATTGGGCTGTAGGCGTTTGATGATTGTAGGCTCAAACCTGATAGGTTTGTTGTCCACTTCACACCATCGGTTTGAGTAGCATCTGCAACAAGGATAGTGTTGTTAGAGCCTGTTGAGATAGTAGCGATTGTTCCAGCGCCCGTTCCTACAACAAGGTCACCCTTGTTCTGGAAGTTAGCGGTAGAGATACCTGCTACGCCAGCTACTGAGGTATCGAGCCATAGGACACCTTGGTTAGATGGTGCAATGCCGTTGCTAACAACAAGGCCCTGTACACCGATATTACCTTGAACACCTTGCAGACCTTGAAGCCCTTGGATGCCCTGAATTCCTTGTAGACCCTGGGTTCCTTGTGTGCCCTGCACACCTTGAATTCCCTGAATTCCTTGGATACCTTGGATTCCCTGAGTACCTTGAACTCCTTGGGTACCTTGTGTGCCTTGTGGTCCCTGCAAGCCTTGGATGCCTTGAGTTCCCTGTACACCTTGCGTACCTTGTACGCCCTGTGTTCCCTGAGGTCCTTGAGCGCCTTGAATACCTTGGATACCTTGAGTTCCCTGTGTTCCTTGAACACCTTGGGTTCCTTGAGGTCCTTGGATGCCCTGAGTTCCCTGTACTCCCTGAGTTCCCTGTACGCCTTGGGTACCTTGTGTACCTTGCGCACCAAGACCAAGAGTAATGTTCTGTACTGTGACGTTATCGCCAGCTACTGCGCCCGTATTTAATACAACAGAGGTTCCGTTAGTGGCTGTGTAATCTGATGCGCTGAGACGAACACCGTTAAGGAATACGTTGATATAACCTGGGTTATAGGTAACGCTAAATGTTGTTTGACCTGAAGTCGCAGTAAATTCAGTGGTAGTAAATACTGGAGCGTTTGTTACTCCACCTTGTACACCTTGAATACCCTGAACACCTTGGATAGAGATACCTTGAGTACCTTGAGTACCTTGGTTACCAAGAAGACCTTGTGTTCCTTGTACTCCCTGAACACCTTGAGTTCCTTGAGGTCCTTGAATACCTTGTAGGCCTTGTACACCCTGTGTACCTTGAACTCCTTGAGTTCCCTGTGGACCTTGGACCCCTTGAATGCCTTGGATGCCCTGAGTACCTTGAGTACCGTTTGTGCCCTGAACTCCTTGGATTCCCTGAGTTCCTTGAACACCCTGGATACCTTGTGTTCCTTGGTTACCTTGAGTTCCTTGTACGCCCTGGATTCCCTGAGTTCCTTGAACTCCTTGGATTCCTTGAGTTCCCTGAGTTCCCTGTACTCCTTGAACACCCTGAGTACCCTGAGTTCCTTGAACTCCTTGGGTACCTTGGATGCCCTGAATTCCTTGGGTACCCTGTACACCCTGGATTCCCTGTGTACCTTGTGCACCTTGAATACCTGTGGTTCCTTGTGGTCCCTGTACGCCCTGCGTACCTTGTGGGCCAGTCGTACCTTGAGCACCTACTGAAGAAATTTGGGCCCAGGTAATAGCGCTTGTACCAATAACAATTTGCGCTGTGTAGTTATTCATTATCCATGTGGTGTCGGTCTGTGAACCTTGAAGCACAGATACGAAGTCACCAGTGGATACTTCATTAGCTACTGCATAGTTGTCGTAGTCAGAGGCACGAGTCAATACCCAGTAAGCAGATACAGAACCAGTGTTCGTTACTACATAAATACCATTTTGAGTATTAGTTGCTTGGTTCTTAACCAATACGCGCATACCTGTTGTAACAGTAACGCCATCAATAACAAGCGCCTGCATTGTGGTAGCGGTAAGAGTTGCTCCATGACCAGTTCCACCATCTGCTCCTGTTGAACCAGCTGCATATGTAGGAGTATCTGGAAGAGCTGTAGTTGTTGCAACCTCTACTGCATTGTGTGCGTTAGATGCGCCGACAGGTCCAATAACACCTTGGATACCTTGTGTACCCTGTGCACCTTGAATACCAGTTGTACCCTGAACACCCTGTGTTCCTTGAGTACCTTGAAGACCCTGAACTCCTTGAATACCTTGAGTTCCCTGAGTACCTTGTGGCCCTTGTACTCCTTGAATGCCTTGAATGCCTTGCGTTCCCTGAACGCCCTGTGTACCTTGTGTGCCTTGAGGTCCTTGGACACCTTGAATTCCTTGGATACCCTGAGTACCTTGTACACCCTGGATGCCTTGAGTACCTTGAGGTCCTTGTACACCTTGGATACCTTGAACGCCTTGTGTACCTTGCACACCTTGTGTACCTTGTGGGCCTTGCACACCTTGAATGCCTTGAGTGCCCTGTACACCTTGAATACCTTGTGTACCCTGAGGGCCTTGTGCACCTTGTACGCCTTGGGTGCCTTGAGTACCCTGCGTACCTTGAATTCCTTGAATGCCTTGTGTACCCTGAACACCCTGAAGTCCTTGGGTACCCTGTACGCCCTGCGTACCCTGAATACCAGTATTACCTTGGAGACCTTGTGCTCCAACAATCGCGGCAAGCCATTGCCCCGAACCAGTGTCGTAGTATTTTAATTGAGACATGTTTCTCCTTGGGCGTGGGCTTCAGTGTTAATGGTAAGTCTTAAAGCTTTGTTTGTGTTGCTAAAGAAAGTAAACATCAACCCATCACTACCACTCTGTAGTTATTGAGGGCTGGAGCTGAATTAAATGTAAGAGTTACGGTGTTTACCGTTGTATACACAATTGATGATGGAGTAACCACTGCGTATGTAGTCTCATTATAAACTGAAACCTCGATATCGCGGGTGCCCAAATTATGGGTAACTGTGTAAGAAGTGTTGGTTCCATCACCAATATAGAAGGTTACTTTTTGAGTGCCCGCAATTCCGCCCACAGAGGTATCAAGCCACAGCACTCCCGTATTACCTGGGGGAGTAGCTCCAGAGACAATTCCCTGGGTACCTGTTGCTCCTTGAGTACCTTGAAGCTGGGCATAACCAAATCCCTGGGTACCTTGCACACCCTGTGCGCCAGTAGTACCGATTGTTCCTTGGAATCCTTGAAAGCCCTGAAAACCAGTAAGGCCTTGTAATCCGTTAAGTCCCTGGAATCCCATAAGGCCTTGTAGACCTTGAATACCCTGAGTTCCTTGAGTACCAATCGCTCCTTGAGTACCTGTAGCGCCTTGAGCACCAGTTGTTCCTTGTGAACCTTGGATACCCTGCGTTCCCTGTAGTCCAGTAAAACCTTGAATACCAGTAAGGCCTTGAGAACCAATTGTTCCTTGCAGACCTTGAATTCCTTGAGCACCAGTAAGACCTTGTGTACCTTGACGTCCTTGAACACCTTGTGCACCTTGAATTCCTTGTATACCTTGGAAACCAATTAAACCTTGAAAACCAAGTAATCCTTGTGTGCCTTGAGAACCTTGTGCGCCTTGTAAGCCTTGAATACCTTGAGCACCAGTGGCTCCTTGTGTACCAAAGAAACCTTGTACGCCTTGAGCACCTTGTGCACCTTGAGCTCCTTGTACGCCCTGAATGCCTTGCGTACCTACAGCGCCTTGTGTTCCAACAGCACCTTGGATACCCGTTGTTCCTTGAGCGCCAATATGTCCTTGAACACCTTGGATACCTTGACCAGCAAATGCGCCAGAAATACCTTGTAGACCTTGAGTACCTTGAGCACCATCTGCTCCAAGATAACCAGCTACGCCTTGAACACCTTGTGCACCTTGTGTGCCCGTAAAACCTTGTACGCCTTCTTCACCAGTGTGGCCTTGAATGCCATAACCAGTAAGTCCTTGAACGCCTTGAATACCTTGAGTTCCTTGCGCACCAGTTCCTTGCGAACCTCCGCCACCAGAACCAGCAGGCCCTTGTATACCTTGAATGCCTTGTAAGCCATTAGAAGTAGGTACTACGTTAACAACTACAGGTGCAGATGGAACAACGGTAATTGGGCACGAGCACGGCCAGTTGCCGCACGTATTGCAGTAGTTAGCCACGGATTACCAGCTTCCGTCCAACGCTCCAGACGAATCTGTGATTGACTGTGTGACAAACACTTGACCTCTTACATACGTGGTTGCTACCTCTGAGTTTGTAGTGCTTGTTGCAAGCAAGTCCCAGAATCCGCGTACAGGAAGGTATTCAGTATCACTAACGTCTAGAGTAAGTTGTATCCTGCTAAGGGTTGAAGAGTGCGACAAAATGTTAATAGTAAAGGTTGCATAGAGCGAAGGCGAGTTCGGATAGGTACGGATTTGAGAAGCCCAGTTATAAAGAGTGGCATCAAATGGGAAATCAAACTCTACGCAGAAGCTGTCGCCTTGCGTAATAAGTAGGTCGTAGTTCTGAACCGTTGATGGAAGAGGAGCACGTCCAGTAAGGTTATTCTGAATGTACACGCGCTGTGGAATACTTGGGTCGTCGATTTCTTGGGCAATATAAATTGGAACATAATGGTTGGTTGTACGAGAAACGCGGATAAGCGTTCCCATCTCAATCTTCCATAGACCAACGTTAAGCTGTGCACAGAGAGTCTTGTACTGTTCCCAACGTTGTTGAATAATTCCTGTAAGTTGGCGGTAGCGCTCAGTACGAGGAATGTTAATTCCATCGGGCGCTTGAATATCAATGTCAAAAGCAGAATCTGTAGCAAGAGCCCACAAAGCCTCAATAGTTGCCAAGATAGCAACAGGATACTCTTCAACAGGGTCTATGCTTGCTAGGGTAACCTGAGTGCCGTAAGCATCTACTCGGTTATATGTGTGCTGGTTAACAGCGTCGTTAATAAAGTTAGAAAGCTCTGAGTCTAAGAAGTATCTATCTTGAACGCCAGTAACTACGATAGCTGCAGCAGACGCAGGGGCATTAGCAAATGTAATGATGCCCGTATCTTGTTCTACGGTGTAACCGTATGGATAGGCGATAGGGTTGCCATTTTCAGTAACAGTAAGATTTACCACTTCAATAGGCTTAATACCTGTAGGGAACACGGTAGTTGTTCCATCACCAGTGGCGGTAAAAGTGAAGTTTTTCTGCTGGTCACCGAGCTCTAGGCGAACTCTAGAGAGGATGTCAGACAATAAAGCCACAATAACTCCCTTTTACTACGATGTGTTTAATGATGCCAGTAAAACATTCAAAAGTCTTAGCAAACGAAAAGCGGGCACCGTTAAATGCCCGCTTCCACGTTTATCTAGGTATTAGACCTGTACGGCATAACCCTTTGAAATGACATGGTTACCGACATGCTCAGTAACTGTGTACTTTTGACCAGCTTTAAAGTTGTAGTTGTTTCCAGCGCCTAGAGTCATATTCTCAACTGTCTCAATGCAGCGAATGTTCATAGTAGCGTTGTCTCCGCCTACTACGGTTGGCTCATCAACAATTACTGTTTGGCGACCTGGTTTTGTAGCATCAATGACTTCTGTCTCAAGGCGGTTTGCTGCCTCGGCTGTTGCCATTGACATACGGTTCGCGGCTTCTGCCTGCGCTTCTTGATTCTCAGCGATAAGCTGCTCGCGTTGGCGACCAGTTACATCTGTTGGTTTTGCTTTTGTTGCCATGGTTTTCTCCAATTTAGTATCTCGGTTAAAAAGTCAGGGTTCCTGACTGTAAGTACTTAATCGCGGCCTTTAAGGTCTCGATGTTATCTTTAGCGCACCCAAGAACTTGGTTGCACCCCCTACAAAGAAGGCCTCGTATGCATTTTCCACATGACCTCATCTGAGTATCGCAGCAGGTGTGGTCGTGGTCAATGTGGGGCGAGGAGACCTCATCCCAAAACTTGCCTTTGCATATAGCACACTTGCCGTTTTGTGCTGCTATTACTGCCTCAAAGTCCGCTTTGGTTATTCCATAACGCTTAACGTTCTGGGTAACCATATTAGCTTTGGCGCACTCACGGCAAGCCCTTTTTGATTTACCATTAGGCTTTATATATGTAATTGTATTTTCTTCATCATAGGGGTGTCCTTTAGGGCACTCAGTTTTAGAGGCGTTATTAACACCACGTCCAACTCTTGGGATATCTTTTCTGCGGTTTCTCATCGTTTCTTTACGACAAGCTTTGCAGTGACGATAACCGTTTTTATCTATGTATGAATTTTCTTCTGTGTACTTGTGTCCTTGCGGACATTTTGTTTTTACATGATTTACTGCCATAAGTGTAAGACCTCCTAGCAGGCTAATTGCCTACTAGGAGAATCTTACCACAGTTTAAGCTAATTGGTCTCCGCAATTACTACGGCCTGGTCGGTGATTAGGCCAAGTCCGAAGATTGAGTACCAAGCAAGTGCGTGCTCACGACCGAAGTCAAGGATACCGCCATCGCGGAGCTCAACTGGAAGAGAGATAGCGTGACCGAAAGCGTTGTCTCCGATGAAGAGAGCGCTGTAGCGGTCAGCTGAACCATTACCCGTGTAGGTGTTAGGAGTTGTGTATCCTCCACCAGGCGTTACTACTGGGTTAGCGACAGCAGTGTCACCTGTGTAAGAAGTACCAGCACCACCAGGAACGTGAAGAACCTGTGTTGTCTCAATGAATACTGTGTCGTACAAACGACCGATTTCACCGAGCATGAAGTTACCTGGAGCAGCATACTTTGTAACTTCGATGAACTCAGGCATATCACGAAGACGACGTGATTGGTGTGGGTGCACGAAAGCTACATAAGTTTCACCCAAGCGAGGGATGTTCTTTGTGGCTAGTGTCTCGGCAGCATCTTTGATGGTGCGAGGTGTCAA